TGTGGAGATTTTATGGTTACTATGGAGGATTTAGCGTGGTGGGCAACTTGAGAACCTATGGTCAGTACGCCGATGATTCGACTTTTGATATTGTGCCGGTATGGCAAAATAAATTGCAGTCAATGGCCTACGAGGACGCTTTGAATACGCGGGTATCCCATTGGTCATACGAAATTAAGGACAATAAGTTGCGTATCTGGCCGCAGCCACAGGGCGGCATTACGCCAGAAAAAATGTGGTTTCAGTTTACCGTCGAAAGCATCCCGTGGGAAGCTTCGGGATCAGCAGCTTCTTCGGTTAAGGGTATCAACAACATGAATACCCTACCGTTTCAGAATATTGCGTATGATAGCATTAACTCGATCGGCAAACAGTGGATTCGCAGGTTCTCACTAGCGCTGGCCAAGGAAATGCTGGGCCAAGTTCGCGGAAAATTTGCTACCATTCCGATTCCAGGGGAGTCGGTCAACTTAAATGGTGCGGATTTACTGGCGCAAGCCAAAGCCGAGCAAGATGGCCTGCGCGAGGAACTTAAAACCACCCTCGATGAGCTTACGTACATCACTTTGTCCGAGAAGGATGCAGCCTTGGGCACCAATGTTGAAAGTATTTTGGGCGATATGCCCACTGGCATCTACGTAGGATAGATAAATGGGCAATCCCGACAACAAATGGAAGCAACCTGATGCTCCTCCACCTCCAATGTTTTTTGGGGAGAAGGAACGCAATTTAGTTAAGCAGGTTAACGATGAGCTGGCTGAACGAGTCATTGGCCAGACTGTTGTGTATTATCCTGTTGATGAAGACAAGACCAATTTTCATCCGTTGTATGGAGAGGCTATTAATAAGGTATGTTTACCTCCGGTTCGAGTTTTTGCATATGTTCAGGTAACCAACGAGCAAACTAACGATAAATACTCATATGAATATACAACTGCGCTCGCGGTTCATTTCCACTACAAACGTCTTACTGCTGATCAGAATCTAAATGTTCGAGTAGGGGATTTCGTACAGTACGGCGATCTCTTTTATGAGATAGTGAGATTATATGATGATACTCGCTACTATTTTGGACAGATATATCATCAGTTCCAAACGAGTGCCGAGTGTAAACGAGCACGAAAGGGGAACTTCCATGTCGCGTAACCAATCATCACAGACAGAAGAACAAATTAGGGCCTCAGCAGCTGCGGAGGGTACTGGAGTATCCGATCCTTTTATTCTGCAAGAGATAGAGTTTATGCCATCAGGCCTCGAAACAATAGATTTTGCCGTTTATGATTATTTGAACGATACACTAAATCTAGGTACCACATCTAATACAGGTTTCCAAAAAACTCCTATTATCTGGGCATCGAGCGAGCGTGCTTTTCAATTAAAGGCTAATAAGGAACTGCGAGACAAAGACGAAACTTTAATCTTCCCTCTGATCACTTTAGAAAGAAAGAATGCGACCAAGGATATCACCAAGAGAGTTATTCCGTATGCTAATATAGCAGAGACTGACGATTATAAAGGAGGCGCGATCACAATCGCACGCAGAATTAATCAAAAAAAGACGGCTGAATTTCAAAATAATATGTCTCGGAGAAAATTTGTAGATGGTTCTATAGCAGGAATAGGAAATGCACAAAACACATTCCCCGGCATTTCAAATAAAAAAGTAGTTTATGAGACTATAACTATACCGCTTCCTGTATGGGTAACGGTTACATATGAAATTAGTTTGAGAACAGAATATCAGCAACAAATGAACGATTTAGTAACGCCGCTCTTGCGCCAGGGGGGCCTCAATAGCATGCCTCATCCTCTCAAGCGAGATGGCCACCTCTTTGAAGCCTTTATTAATGGGAGTTTTGCCAATAATTCTAATAGCTCAGGGCTCCAAATGGAACTGAGGAATTATGAAACAATTATAACCCTCGATGTCCTCGGATATCTTATTGGAGATGGTCCGAATGCGGCGCGCCCAAAGGTGGTAATCAGGGAGAATGCGGTGGCTGTTAAAATCCCTCGCGAGCGCACGATTGTGGGCGATATAGACGAATATTTGGGAGAACGAGGCTTTTATAGAGAATAGTAGGAGTTTCCAAATTGACTTTACTATTTATTTAAGAAAACTTGTAGAAAATTAACTATTTAATTTTTCATCGATAAGGAGATGCTACGCAATGTCAGTAGATAGATTTAGATTTGTTTCCCCCGGCGTTTTTATTAACGAAATTGATCGATCACAGATTCCAAGGGCTCAGACTCTCAGACCTGGCCCGGCGATCATTGGTCGGTCCGAGCGCGGCCCCGCACTCAAGCCTGTAACTGTTAATTCTTTTAACGAATTTGTAGAAACGTTTGGCAATCCCATCCCTGGTGGAAAAGGCGGCGACGTTTGGGCAGAAGGAAACTACTCTGCTCCTACCTACGCGGCATATGCAGCGCAGGCCTACTTGGCCAACGACGGCCCTATTAACTTTGTGAGGCTTCTGGGCGATCAGTCCGATAGTCCCACCGCGGTTAATATTGCAAAGGCTGGCTGGAACATTCCCGATACGTCCACGACCGCGGGACACGGTGTATACGGTCTTTGGATCTTTCCGTCTGCTTCAATCGGCCAAGGCACTCGTTTATCGGGTACGCTAGCTGCGAAGTTCTATGTTTCGGGCGCAGCAAATGTGATGTTGAGCGGTACCACCGTTGGCGGAACTACGGGCAGTGCCCTGGGTCCTGTTGCCGGCGCCTCGAAACAGGCCCGAGGTTCATGTCGCCTATTAACTACTGTTGACAGCGGAGGCAAGCAAGAATTTAAGATCATGGTGCTCGGCAATCCTTCCGACCCAACGGCAGTGGGCGCTACCTACTCCACACAACTTGCGGCTACGTTCAACTTCGATCGAACTTCGGGACGCTATATTAGGAAGGTCTTTAATACCAATCCTCAACTGTGTAATACTACCATCACCCCAAGCGCTAACCAAGAGCTATATTGGGTGGGCGAAACTTATGATAGAAATATCCGAGACGCTCTCCCGTCTTATGGCAGTACCACGGTTCATTACGGCGTTCTTCTAGGCATGGGATCTGGTAGTTCTTATAGCGCCGGCGATTTTCGCATGCGGTGGCAGAAGCCAGAAACGCCACCTATCATTGCGCAGTCGGCTACTACCGGCTCGGGCGTAAGTGCGACTTTCAATCTTAATAATACTCCTGCGGAGCTCTTTAAGGTGGTTGCCCTCGATTCCGCGGAGTGGCTACAAAACAATGTCAAGATATCAATTATCGATGTTAAAAACAGCCCGAATCCCGACTATGAGCCTTACGGAACCTTCGGATTGCAAGTCCGTAAGCTCAGCGATGTGGATACCAATCCACAAATTCTCGAGCAGTTTAACAATCTTAACATGAATCCCAATTCACCCAACTATGTTGCCCGCAAGGTCGGCGATATGTTCAGTGTTTGGGATGCGACGCTTCGCAAGTATCGTGACTATGGTGAGTATCCTAATCAGTCCAAGTATATCCGTCTTGACATGCTTAGTTGGAGAGGCTCTCCGGAGCACTTGTTACCTTTCGGCTACAAGGGAATTCCTAAGCCGATCGGATTCAATTATTCATCGGGTTCCGGCATTTGGAATGCCCTGAACTTGACCGCTAGTGCGGGAGGCGCCGACGCGAATGCCTTGAGTCAATTTACGACCGCATTTGCACAGGGCAGCGGCAGCGTTTTTGCGGCCGGCGACGCCGTTAATGCCGGGGACTTTCAAGGAGCGCTTTCCAACAGCAGCGGCCTTGTTGCGCTGGCCCTGGACGCCGGCGCCTTCGACATCGATGACAACTGGGGCGCTGTTACTCCAACTGCTAGCTTCCAGTTTCCCGTTTTGCCTGTGCGCGTATCGGGCACCGATGGCGGGATTAGTGATCCCACTAACGCATATTGGGGAATGTCGACTACCAAGTCTCGCACCTCTATTGTGTTTGAGCCGTCGGTTCGAGAACACCTACGCGTCCAGCCGTCTGAGTTTGAGAGAACCGCGGTAGATTCGGATACCTTCTTAGAAAGAGGCCCCGGATTTAGCTTGGACGACCTATGTCGTTCGTCTGCCGGCATTACCGATGTGTTCCACAGCGGCTCAGCGTACGCTAATCAGGCTACTTCGGCCCCTGGCGGAATTTATTCCCCCTGGGCATACGCTCAGAATCCTCCTGCGGCGCCATTAGGGCCCAACGGGGCCGGCAGCGCTGTACAGCTTGGAGCATATGCCCAAGGTACCTCGATCAACGCTGTTTCGGGTACTTACACGGGTGTCCTGGCTTTGGGATATGATCGATTTACGGTTCCCATGTTTGGCGGATTCGACGGACTCGACATTGCAAATGCCGAACCCTTTGCCAATACCGTTCAGGGTGTTGGTGCACCAGGAACCACTCCGAGTGAGCGTAATAACGCAATGTATTACTCAGTCAAGAAGGCAATCGATACGATAGCCGACACGGAAGTGGTTGACACCAACTTGTTGGCTCTGCCCGGCATTACAAACATTGGTCTTACCAATCATGCCCTAACAGTCGCAGAGGAACGAGCCGATACGCTCGCAGTTATTGATCTTGAAGGAGGATATACTTCTTCCTACGAGAACACTGATAGTTTCGCTACTCGCGGCGGCTCCTCAGCCACTGTTGTAGCCAATATTAAGGCCCGTGCACTAAACAACAGCTATGGCGCTTGTTACTATCCATGGGTCCAAGCCGTTGACTCGCTCAGCGGAGTGCGTCTCTGGATGCCGCCGTCAGTAGCCGCCATAGGCACCTATGCCTCGTCGGCAAGGCGCTCCGAACTGTGGTTTGCACCGGCAGGATTCAACCGTGGAGGCCTCACACAGGGTTCCGCAGGGATTCCCGTAGTAGGCGTCATTGAGAAGCTGTCAAGCAAGCAGAGAGATGATCTTTATGAGGTAAACATTAACCCAATCGCAAGCTTCCCCAATGAGGGAATTGTGATCTTCGGACAGAAGACGTTGCAAGCAACGCCCTCAGCCCTAGACCGGGTCAATGTGCGCCGACTGCTCATTTTCCTCAAGAAGCAAATTTCCAGAATTGCCACGACCATTCTGTTTGATCCGAATGTTCAGGTAACCTGGGATCGCTTCCTGGCGCAAGTGACTCCGCTGCTTAAATCGGTACAGTCTCGGTTTGGTCTACAAGAGTACCGGGTAGTTTTGGATAGAACCACGACGACACCAGAACTCATTGATAGAAACATCATGTATGCGAAGGTATTTTTGAAGCCCACACGAGCCATCGAATTCATCGCTCTGGACTTTATAATTACACGAACCGGAGCGTCTTTTGATGATTAATAAAAAGGGGCCGTTTTCTGACGGCTCACTAATTAAGATAAACAGGAGAATATAAGACAATGGTTGGAGAATTTTGGAATAACGCAGCGGTAGAACCGAAACGCTCACATCGGTTTTTGATGCAATTCGAACTACCTGGTGGAACTACCACCCAGATATACACTCGACGAGTTACTAAGCCAGCCTTTGAAATAGGTCAGTCAGAGCATAAGTTTTTAGGACAGACCTTTTATTATCCCGGAGCAGTTACTTGGAATGATGTCAGCACTACTTTAGTGGATGCTGCTACTCCCAATTTTGATGCTCTTTTGCAGGTGCTTCTTTTAAGTTCCGGTTGGGTAACTCCCGATGCCGTCTCTCGCACCGGTAACGTCGACAATGGACGTACGGTTAGTAAGGCCGCCGCAAACGGAATCCTTGGCTCTGTCCTCATTAAGGAGCTACGCCCCTCGGGAGATCCTCAGAACCCTCTGGGCTATTGGCAATTGCATAATCCCTGGGTTAAGGGCATCAGTTATGGTGATTTGGACTATTCCTCTGAAGAACTACTGACTGTTGACATTACGTTTCGGTACGATTGGGCAACTTATAGGACTGGACCGCCGCTCGGCGCGGGTTAAGGAGCTAGCTGGTGCCTTTTTGGGGCGGCGGCTGGTCGAATCCACACTGGGAGCCGAAACGGCCCTTCCGGTTTGTTGTACCTTTCCCTATAGTCGTGCCGGATAGCGACCAAACAGAGACATCAATAGCTACTCTTGCGAAGAACGCTCGCTTTCCGTGGAACAAATACCAAGGGCAGACTTTCGATTATCCCTGTGTGCGATGCACAAAACCAGGGTTCACTGCCGACTTATTACGCGGCACAAATGTGGTAGGCGGCTATCAGTCTTATTTAAAGGATGCACCAGCAAGTTATGAATTTTCACGCGTCACCGTAGAGTTGGTCGATACTTATGATTTTGATCTAGAAGCTACGTTAACGGCATATCTCTATGGAGGCGGCGAATTACCCCTTCGTGACGGAGGAGATCAAGCAGCTCCTTACATTGCTACGCCGCGGCCTATCCAAATTAGCAACATTTCTTATGATAGTTCCGATTTTGAAATCATTGAACTGTTAGATGTTACAGCGCGCCATGGGCCTAATATTAGCCGCGACGAGGACGGCATTTCGCAGATTAATATTCCAAATGCGCAGGGCGTTACGAGCCAGGGGCGCCCAGAACAAGAACTTTTTAGAGCAAGAAAATTTATTTTAAAAAATGCATTTATTGTAGGCGCCTCTTTTGGAGAATATAGCCAGGATACGAATGCTTTTTCAAAGGTGTCGGTAGAGATAGCATATGATATATTCGACTACGAATGGATATTATACAGGCCCGATCCCCAGTGGACCCAAAAACGAGTGGAGAAGCGTTATCAAGACGCCTACATAGCCGTTAATCCAGACTCTCTTTCCAGGGCAGAGCTTAATGCCCTGCAAGGCGAGTGGGCTAAAAAAGACTTTCTTGCAGCAGAAAAAGAAATTCGCGAAGCGCATGAACAAGCTTGTAGGACAGATCCTAGTTCAGACGGTTGTATCGAGCACAATCCCAAACTGCGAGATCCCAACACCGGCACGGAGCCAGTCGATCCATACGACAGTTCGCAGTCTTACGCCGAGCGTTTAGTACAATTGGCGCGTGAAGGTAAGACGCGAGAGCAAGCCGAAGAAATTATAGCCGGCGAGGTGGCCCAGCGGCAAGAGATTGAAGACATTGAGCTTGCACAAGCCCGTGCCGAGGCCGGCACTCCGGCTGAACTCGAAGCCGCCGATGCATTACAGAATGTTGCGGCCCGCTTCCACGCGGGTGAGCCACTGAGCCCAGAGGATGAAGCTTTGGTAGCCACCGCGGGCCCGGAAGCATTCCAATCCGCCCTCGGTAGCGCTGCAGACGAGGCCGCCGCGGCTGTCGAAGCTGCAGCAGATGCTGCGGCAATAGCTCCCTTCGAATTCGGCGCCTACGACGAGAGTGCCGCGGTTGTCGAAGCTGCCCGCATAGCTGCCGAAGATGCTGCGGCAATAGCTCCCGGGGGGGACGACCTTCAGATCGATCCCGACCTCGACCCAGACCAGGCAGCTGAGACAAAGCACTGGGCAGAACAGGTTGGACTTATAGCCCCTGACATCCCAGCAGAGGAACAGAGTGTCGAAGATGTACCCGATCCCGACGTCGCAGCGCAGCTGGAAGAAGGCACCCAGGACGCTCCTGACTCACTCCCGGGCGAAGAAGCAGTCGACGAGAGCCCAACCGACGAGACGGCGCCCTATGAGCCGGCTCCCGAGCAGATCGAGACGTCTCTGCCGAGCGAAGAAGCAGTCGACGAGCGGCCCTATGAGTTGGCTGACCCGGAGAGCGAGACTTTTCCCACGGAGCCTGCTGCAGCCGCCGAGCCCGAGCCTGCTGAAACCGGCGCGCCCGACCACCATGGCGGTGTCCCCGTCGATCCGGCGCCCGAGGACGAAGAACCTGTCGCCGAGCCGGAGCCTGCCCCCGAGCCCGAGCCCGCTGCCGATCCTAGTTTAGCCGAAACTGATCTGGACTTTGAAGGACTTCCCCGTCAAGGCCTAGGCGATCGCGGACCTGGAAGCGAAGGCTTCGGCACATCTGAAAGCGAAGAAACTATTGCGGCGGAACCGAGCCCCGAGGAAATAGCTGCTCAAGAGGGCTATGACGCTGCCGATGTAGATCCGGAGGAAGAAGACGAGCCAGCTGCCGAGCACCCAGTCCGCGGCGGCTTTGAGGAGGAACCGGTACTCCACCCGCTCGACACGCCCTATACCCTCCAAGTTGAGGAAGAAGGAGAGGAAGAAGGCGAGGTCATAACGGCAGAGATAGTGGGCCCCACCTATGACCCCGACGAGGAAACTCTCACAGGCATGGTGCAGGAGCCCGGGCCCGGAGAGGGGTACTTCCTACCGCTCGACAATTTTGTCGTTAACGACCACTTCGGCCAGCGCACAGATCCCATTACGGGCGTCGAGGGCTCGATGCATTACGGTACGGATATTAGAGCCCAAACAGGAACCATCGCCCGGGCAGTCTTCTCGGGGGAAGTAACTCATTCCTATTACAGTAACTCTTACGGCAATACAATTGTGGTCACTTTGGATGATGGCTATGAAGTATTGTACGCACATCTATCAGAAAGATCAGTCGACGTTGGCGATCGAGTCATCGCCGGCCAGCAGATCGGGCTTACCGGGGCGACGGGGTATCGGGTGACTGGCCCTCATTTGCATTTCGAAGTGCGTCAGCCTGGTGACTACTCTACCTTCGCAATACGCGACTACCCGGGCGATGTCTCTGTCCGCGGCGAAATAGATCCATGTACTTATTTTGCGCAGGTCGGACTTCCCTGCGGTTAATATAATAATTTAAAAAAAAGTTATTTAGTGATATAATTATATTTGAAAGAGAGGTAGCTTTTGCCTAGAAATAATGAAAATCGTATGGCTGCACCGCAGCCAGATTCTGATACACCACCCCAAGCCCTACAAGATAACACGCCACACAGCGATCCGCTTTCTTTTGTAGTGCCAACGGAATTTGTAGATCTACCCAGCGCAGGAAGATTTTATCCTCCTAGCCATCCTTTGCATAACCAAGCGCATATAGAAATTAAATATATGACAGCCAAGGAAGAGGATATCTTAACTTCTCAAAGTCTGTTGGAGAAAGGGTTAGCGCTAGACCGTCTCATCACCAATCTTATAGTGGATAAGAGAATTAATGTTGACTCATTGCTCATCGGTGACAAGAGCGCTATCTTAATTGCTGCACGAGCATCTGGCTACGGAACGGACTATGAAACAGATATTGGGTGCCCCTCGTGCGGAGAGTCTCAACGGAGCGTTTATGATTTATCGTCCGTTCCTTCCCACGGAGGAGCCGCGGCGGAAGACTTTGAGGAAAATGGCGTCTCTATAAATGAGAAAGGTAACTTTGTCACTACACTTCCGAGAAATCCAGTAACAATAGAGTTTCGACTTCTCACTGGCAGGGACGAGACGGCACTCCTCAACGCCTCCACTAAGCGACGCAAGAAAAATGCACCCGATTCCTTAATTACCGATCAGCTTAAGCTAATGATTACTTCGATAAACGAGTACACCGATTTTGAATTAATTAGCAAATTTGCCGAGACGATGACCCTTACAGATGCCAGATATCTGCGAGAACTCTACCAAAAGGTGTGTCCCAACATAGAACTAAAGGAGGTATTCGTCTGTAACGCGTGTAGTTACGAAGACGACATCATATTTCCCTTTACAACCGACTTTTTTTGGCCTCAGCAATGAGTATTCGGAGAGCATCTATGAACAATTTTTTGCCCTAAAGTACTATGGAGGCTGGAGTTTTACGGAAGCCTACAATCTGCCTATTAGATTACGAGAGTGGTTTCTGCAGAGGCTTATAAGGCAAAAACAAGAAGAAAGCGATATGATAGAGGATGCGTCACACGAAGCCGGAGGCGCCACAACTCTTGGACCCGGCGTAAAACCTCCCACTATTTAATCTTTAATTCCTTTAAAGACTAATTAAATTGTAGAATTGTATGAGGATTTTTCATGGACGAACTTGCCCCCATCGTTGTTAATTTAAATGCCCCAAAGAAAGAGAAGCTGAATGAGAGCTATCTTGCTATGTTTGGTGGTGCAATTGAAATGATGCTCCAACGTATGTTTGGTGGCACTGAATTGGCACACGATGTACGCTACGGCGTCAAGGGAACTCCTTCACAAATTGCAGCTTTCGGGGATGCCTTGGCTGGCGAGAAAAAGTACATGGAGACTTTTTCAAAGTACGGGCTGAGCGATCCTAAAAGCTTTCGATCGCGACACGATCTAGAGCAAGCCGTCGCTAACTTTGAGCGTGAAACCGGTCTGAAGTGGCCCTTCACCTAGGATAAGTTATGGCCCAAGACGTCACTTTAAATGAATTAGCAAAACGCGCCGGCATGGACGCGAAGGCCCTGGCGATCGCCAAAGAAGCGCTGGGAATAAAAGACGCAGAAAAAAAGTTAACCGACGAACAGCTGCGTGCAGTTCAACAGTTGTTCCGCGAGCGACAAAAAAGCGCACAGACACTTGAGGCTGAAAAAGCCACCCTACAGGCGGTCCTCGAGCTCGAGAAGCAACGCGGCGCCATGGAAAGAGATCACTCGCAGATTTTGGCGACCAACCAAGAACTTCGAAACCAAGAGATAAGTGTACTTCAAAATGAAATACGGGCCAAAGCGCAAATAATTGCGCAAGAACATGAAGCAGGCCAAGCCAGCTCCCCGAGAGCCAAGAATGCTGCAGCAGCTAGCGCTGAGTTACAAAAGCAACTCCAGCTCTTGAAGGATCAAAAAGGCGCACACAGCTCTATCGAAGCCGGCGCGAAGGGCTTCCTTAAAACAACGCTAGGAATTAGTAACGCTTGGCAAGGCTCTCTCACAGGGGGGATGATTAAGGCCGTTCAGTCGGGCGATTCTATGAGCAAGGTTATGGGAACGCTGGGCAGTGCGGTTAAGGCTACCATTTTTAGTTGGGAGGGCATGGTTAACGTAGCAATGAGCGCCCTCCAAAAGATGCAAGAAATGACCATCCGGAACGTAAAAGCGATGGACTCACTTAATGCCGCCTATACACGCTCCACCGGCCTCGTTACCCAGAATGTCCAACAAACAAGATTCTGGTCTAATGAATTACAAGATGCGCACTTCGCCACCACCAAATTGTATGCCAGTATGGAGGAGATCAACACAGCTCGGACAGCTTTAGCCACTAGTAGCAGTAGATATGTCGACATGTCTAGCAGAGAACGACAGGCCCTCGATAGTTTAGGGATAATGTTGAATAAGGCCGGCTATGGCGTTCAGATGTTGGCACAGAACTTTGATACCTATACGATTGGTATGGGCATGACAGTGGGACAGACGGAGTCCTTCACTCGAAGTGTTATTGCAATGGGTCAGCAGATAGGAATCACTTCGAGTCAGATTGGGCGAGATTTTCCCGCTGCTTTGAAGGTGGCAATTCAATATACCGGCCAAGAGACGCGGGTATTGAGGGGCCTCATGGAACAAGCTAAGGCAACTGGCCTTGAAATGAGTAAGTTAACGAGCCTTGTCGCTCAATACGATACTTTCGAGGGCGCCGGCGAAGCTGTTGGGCGTCTTAATGCCATCCTCGGGGGGCCCTACCTTAATGCCATTCAGATGGTGTACGCCACAGAAGATCAGAGATTACAACTCTTAAGACAATCGGTGGCTGCTTCTGGAAGACAATTTGCATCTCTTGAAAAGTACGAACAAAAAGCTATCATGGCAGCTGCTGGAATTAATGATATCAATACGGCATTACAACTCTTTGGTGGCGGTGGCGCCGCGTTCGATCAGCAGATCCGAAAGCAGGAAGAATTAGAGGAGCTAGCTCGCCGAGCAACGCCGGTCTTCCAACAGATAACTTCTTCATTGCAGCGGCTGGCAATTGGTGCTAAGCCTTTTGTGGATATACTAGAAATAATCTCGACGTTGCTAGCCAAGGCAATGCCTAATAGCATGCAGATGGCGATCCTTGTGATGGGATCCCTCATGACGACCGTCGCTCTCATTACCAAGGCGCTGCATAGCAAAGCTCAGGCATACGTTAGGAACAAAGTCGAAAGTATGAGCATGAATCGCACTCTGCGCGTGACAACTGTGCTTCTCAGGAGCCTTACGCGCCTATGGCATAGTGTCTCTAATGCCGCCGTTACTGGCATGCAAAAGATGGCCGCGGCCTCCAACACAATGCGCACCGCTGCGTCCGGCGCAGCCCCGGGACCTCGCGGAGTACCTACGGGGACGCCGGCACCTGTAGCCGGGGCTGGTCCTGGCGCTGGCAAGCCGACGGCGAACGCCGGCATGGGCTCTATGGGGGTGGCGATGTTGGCTACCTCTATAGCCAATATAGCGGCGCCTATGATCGCATCGCAGGTAGGGCGCAAGACCGAGAGGACAATTTCGGGCGCTCTTACGGGCACGAACCTAGCCATGATGGGACTTATGGCAGCAGGCGCCGCCGGCGCGATTCCCACTGGCGGCCTGAGCTTGGGCGCGACCGCTGCCATCCTCGGCGGCGGCGCGGCCCTCGGCGGAGTTGGCGGCTATATGTCCTCCCACCACGGCGGTTTAAACTCGGGACCTGTACCGGGCCCACGAGGCCGAGAAACGATGATTAGAGCCCAAGGTGGCGAGATGGTGGTGCAGCCCGAGCAGCTGGCTGCTCTTGCCCGAGGATCACAAGACCCGAGGCTCGGACAAAACGTTGATGCACTCAACCAAACTGTAAGCAACTTAGGATCACAGCTATCTAATTTTGAGCACACTGTTAACCAGTTGATGGGTGCTCATTTAGGAAAGAAGAGCGATATGTTTGTTACGGTTAATATGGACAGCAGGCAGGTAACCGAACAAGTTATAACAAATCTTGAGACTAATCCTAATTATGGATTGGCACTAGGATAGAGGAGAAGAAAGAATCATGGCAGACCTTTGGAAAAATGTTCAACTCTCACGCGCATTGCGCGACTTTATAGACAACGGCCACATCTATTATCATGATTATGGGTGGGGTGTCGACGGTCCCGCGAGCATCGACGATCTCAGTAACATGGCGCAGCGCGCCCACCAGGAGAAACCGAATTCCAAAACATCACAGGAGTTAAGCAGGCTCTATCACGCAGCGATGGAGGAGTCCAAAGGGGGCGCATACGATCGACGACTCGTCGGCGTCAATATAACCAGCGACGACCTTGAGCTGACCGCAGCTTCCCGCCGCGATCTTCTAGGAGATATTAACAAAGAATTCTTAATAATTGAGTATCCTGCGATAAATAAAAAGTTAGCGCTGCCGGGAACTTTAATAGCTTTTGAGGATCGGTTCAAGCCAAGCTTTCATAAAGAGCAAGTATATGGGCGCATGGACCCCATCGTTAGTTACCAGAATACTAGCCGTACAATGACTTTTAGCTGGGAAATAGATTTCAGCACTGGCGATTCAGAATGGTCTTATGCTGCTTTAAATGATCTTGCCAAAATGATGTATCCTGTTTATCAAGACGCATGTAAAAATCGTCTAGGGACTGGCACGCTCGTCGCCGCACCGCTGTTGAAATTTTCTCTTCGGTCGGGGACTGGGGGAGCAGTTAAACTTTTGCGCGCACAACAAGGCACCTCTGGACAAACCATCAATGGTCTCTTAGGGGTGGTCGATTCTTTCGATTACGTCAGGATGGATGCCAAAAAAGGAAACTTTACGATGATGCGTACTCCAGGAGCAGGGCTGGGAAATAATATTTTGCCGGCCATGTTAACTATCAATTTTGGCATCACGGTTCTTCATGAAGGAAGTAAGGTTGGCTGGGTATGGGAGGGCAAGACGGAGAAGAACAACGTCGAAACTTTGGTCTTCGGCCAGGGATCTGGCTACCCGTACGGGATAGGAAGCACGCTCGAAAAACCCCCTTCCGCGACGCTAGCGGAGCTCCGCCAGGCCGAGGACGCGGCCGCGGCTGCTCGGAAGGCGAGCGACACAGCCAACCGCGATAACGCCCGAGCTGTCCAAACAGGCCTTAGCGGGGACCCATGCCAGGAATAAAATATGTCTTTACGTTACGATAATAGAATAGTTTTCACCAACCGCAACGATCTATATTTCCATCTTTTGGAGGAGCGAGGATTAAAAAGAATAGTTCAATACAACACTCCTTTTTTTAATAAGATATCGGATGAGGAGTACAATGCCCTTTCTATCTCCACGATAACATGGACGTTGGGGACTCGTTTATATAAATTGGCCGGCGAGAGTTATGGGAATCCGCGTCTTTGGTGGATCATAGCGCGCTTTAATCACAAACCGACTGATGCTCATTTTAAAGTGGGTGATACGGTATATATTCCCAATCCACTCGAAACTATATTGAGCTATTATAGGAGTTGAGATGGCGACCAAGCTAGAGAAAGCGATTCAAACCGCACAATATATCGATGGTGACACCCTAGCAACAACTTTGGCTTTCAAGAGTCAATGCTTTTTAATACGAAATATGTATGAGTTAGCCCGACAAGCTGGTCGTTTCCATAGCAGAACAGGACACACCCGAGGAGGACTCGCAGCGTGGCGTCAACAAACAGAGATCTATCGTGATCAATATAATGGTGGAGTATATGTAGATAACGACGAAGCGATGGCGCCAAGTGGTTATAAATATGTAGCGCCTGTACTTTCTAGTGGTACCGGTCGTGCCGCTACAAGCTATTCGAATTTGATAAGAAGGAAAAATGCTGATAAAATTGTAGAGATTTCGACAGACCTGATGGCGATTTTAGTTCCCACCCTTCGGATTTACAAGATGGAATATCAGTCGAAACTTGATCCCGACGATGGGACCAAATTGATTCCCGATCTGGACCAGGCCCCGGTGGAGAGAGAGGTCATTTTTGACGATTTTATCGACCCCGCAGACCTAGAGAGAATTTTCAATAGTAAGCAGGGCCGCGTCGGCGCGACAGGAATTAAAAGTTTTCAATGGGACCTTAAAGGGGTTAACCCGGCAGAAGTAGATGCGAACATAACAGCTCAATTAAATATTTATTTTAACAATGTATCCGATATTTTCACCGACGAGAAGGGCGTACGACAACTAAAAGCCGGGCGCCAGGGTAAGGCGTCTTTTCTGGATTTAATTATCTACGCCCCGCAGACGAAGGTTGCAAACATGGCCGGCCTTAATCCCCATGATCCTCTGTACATGTTGTATGACGGTGTCTTTTTTGAAATTAAGGCCGTTGTCGGATGGGCAGTCCCTCCTAAAGTTTCTAATATGTTTCCTCGCCCCGACGGTACCACCCTTGAGGATTTTCGAGAAGCGATTAGACATTCACAGACCGTTCTATTTTTGCAACTTACCACACATCGTTTTGATTTTAATCAGGATGGCACCGCTAATTTGGTTATAAATTATAGGGCGCGCTATGATAATAAAAGAAATACCGATGATATTTTTAATATCAGCCACCAAACAGGCACGCGCGCCGTGTCTGCTGAAACTTATAATGAGCTGTTAAAAGAACAAAGAGAGTCACCGGCGAAATTTAAGAGCCCCGACTCGCCCTCCTCGCTAAGACTTAAAGATGTAACGTTTAGGTTCCAAGAACAATTGGCAAATCGCTATAACACCATAATAAATAAATTATTAACACGACTTTATACAGTGGAGGCAAAGCCTGGACAACTTGATTTTGTTAAAAAAAAGACCCCCGCCGGCGCCGGCTCGGGTTTTGTCGGGACAACCGCGCCGAACTCTGAAGAGCTATATAACTATCTCGCTGAAGTTCGGGAGGGCGAATTCGACCAGGACACGGGCTGGGCGCAGGCTAAGAATTTAGGAGTCGACCCAAACATTACTGGCGCCGAAATAAATTTATCGCAGGGCGAAGTCGGTGCACAGAGTGCTAAAAATCGCAAGGTGTGGCGCTCGGGATTTTTTCCGGATTCGAATGTGCAGCCCTTGCGGGTAAAATCCTTCGCTGGCACACTTTCTACTACAGAGGAATTTGCAAGCCCAAAGGACCATATAAAAGATGTAACGGGACAATATATAAAAGACGGCGACGAGATTCGCCGCCGCAACCCGGACGAAGAAGAGGCTCAAAAGTCGGGTCTAGGCACTTCAGTGCAACTTCAACAACTGGGAGCTAAACGCGCTCGCGGGCTAGCACAGATCCGCGGTGGCTCTCGAAGCTCAGGTACGCGACGCCGGCGTCGCCGGACCGTGGCCAATATGTCCTTCGATGTTCCTTTCTTCTTTTTAGGAGATCTTATTGATATAGCCGTAGAGACACTTTTGGAAAACCGCTCCCCCGAGGACCGCGCCACCCTAGAAAAAACTCTTCAAAAGTTTATTACTACTGATCTTGAATTCTTTGATTATAAACAATTTGATCAGATCGGGGAAGAGATGACCACGAAAATTATTAAGGAACATAACCTTGCTCCGGGTCGTGGAGGAACGGCCGCCCCCAATCATCCACTCGCAGGATTTACACCTGGTACTTATTTTAAGATGTTAAGACTAGGGCGACTTTCATTAGACAGGGACCAGCGTAAAAGGGTATTTAGGCCCATTAATATAGCATCTATTCCAATTCAATTTGATTACTTTCTAGAATGGTATGCACAAACTGTGGCCGCTGAGCGAAGACAATTTTATTTTCTCAATAATTTTATTGTAGATGTCTTAACTCAACTGGTGCGCCCCGTGTTGTCTTCTAATTGTTATTATGGCATCCCGGCTCAACGCACACATATTTCAATGATCGATTTTCTGGTGAACAAAGATGCGAAGTTGGGGAATGAGTTGTTTCCGGCCGGCAAGTGGAGTGCGAATGCAGCCGCCATCGCGGTGTTAGAACACGGAAAATATCTTCCTGCACCTTGCACGAGCATAATCCCGGCGGGGGGCATCAGAACAGCAGGCGCTCCCGGCACCCCGGGCGCCCTCATAGGGGGCTCGGGCCCTGGCCTCTATTCTAATTTTAAAGTAATCACGTTAACTACGGTGCACCCTGATTTGTTAGAGGGAAAATATAAGGAGGATAGGGAAGTTGGAATTTACCATTTTATTGTAGGCGCCGACCGCGGACTATTAAAAGAAGCCACTTTTAATCGAATGGATGCTCCTTATTTGCGTGAGGCCCGCATAGATAGAAATAGGATTGCCGGCGCCGAACAGTTAAGAGAACTTTACAATGTTAATCTTAATTTATATGGGGCTCCCATCTTAAAACCGGGTCAGCTCATCTATGTCACTCCCTCTCCATTAGGTTTTGGGGATCCGCGGAATGGAAACTCAACTTCGCGCTATTTAGGAATTGGAGGATACCATATGGTAGTTTCGGTTCAATCAGTAATTGACAGTCAAGGATATCAGACCCGAATTAAGGCACTTCATCAGGCGATGCCGTCGCTAGCCGGCTCGACCGACGTTGTTATGGGTCTTAACCTCCATACACCAGGAGGCGAGGACTTCACCTATGTCGGTTAACGGTGGTCCAGAATTGGCCTGGAAACTCGAACGCCTAGGCATGACGGGCGAGGCACTCGAGGCGCTAATGGAGCAGGCGATGCTTGAGACAACTACCGGGTTGCCTCTAAACGTCCAGGTGCCCATAATAGGGCCCCACGCCGAACCCCTCCCTCCCGATGGGTTGCTATCTTATCCTCTAGACGATATAAAAAATCCGCTTGGAGAGAATAATCTTCCAGCACGACAACTTTTTGAAGAGCGCCAGATGTACAAGGAGACACCATATTTTATGGGACTTCCTGAACCTATGGACTCCTGGTATGATAAACTTTATTTTGGGAGAGTGGACAGAATTCAAAATGGAATAATTCTAAGAAAAGACCAGAATAATTTAAAAGAAATTCGGAGTAAGAAGGGGAACATTTTCGTTTTAAATTTTGTAGCGGATGCATTCGAGGGGCTAAAACGATACATGCGCGCGTGGGGAGATGCGGGACAAATAACTACCACTAGTCTCTACTACGACTTGACGCCAGTATCAGCACTTGAAAATCCTTATGGCAATTTGGATGCTCTGCGTGACATTTGGGCTACAGCGCTAGCGGACCGCATCACCAGCAATAAGGCGCGAGATAAAAAGACACTTGATTTTAAGTGTTACGTCAAAGAACTGCTCAGCTATATGAAAGCTGGCATCAACAGGCGCCCGCTCACCGTAACGGGCTACATGGTTTCTACCTTTTCGAGCCCCATGAATTCGGGACTAAGTATTCAATTGGCTTTAGAGAACTATGGAACGGATGCACCGAAGCTTAATAAATATATCTTGGATCCTAACTTCAGATTTTTTGTAAGGGCCGCTCGTAAATTTGGCTTTTACGTGGATCGAAATGCACCATGGAGAATTATTGCGGATCCCTTTTCTACTCCCATGCTGCAGCGCATGGCTCCCTATTTAGAACCGGAGCCAATCACGACTGGCGAACAGCTGTCGACAGCCGTACGAGGACTTCAGGGCGGCGGCAGTGGCGCCACTTCAAACTCGGGAGGGGGTACCGCCGGAGGCGGAGGATCAGGAGGGCTCACATTCGGGGCCGGAGGATCCGGAGGAACTTCGGGAGGGGGAAGCTCCCTCATCGGGGGGACCGGAGGAGCTTTGCTCGGGTCCATGAGCACGGGCTACTCAGGCACGACGTCCTACGCCGGTCCGCTGGGGATGGTGGCCCCGACGGGCCCCGGGGGGGCTGGCATTACTGTTCCTAGCACATCAGTTCTTTCCCCGGCGGATAAATTTTTTCACCATTATTATCGCAGAACGTATACCCTAGAGTGGGGATACGATGGGCAGTATCCGCAGTACCCCTACGGACTACAGCTTACACTGAAAAAAATGTATAACGATTTTGTTACTAAGTATCCTCGTGTAAAAACGACAACGAGCGCCACCGTAAGATGCCCGCAGCGAAATATAGGCGATCGTGTTACAACAACCAGAACCAGAAAGCCCGTTACCGATGCAGATTTAGCAAGTTATGGAGATATGTACTGGCTAGACTTATATTTCAAGATTAGACTCCAGGAAACAGGGGTAAAGTTTAGTAACTATGACAGTCGACTTCGAACTCTACAGCAGATATATAAACGGAAAGTGGTTATGCCGAGCGTCGAAGATTCGCTGCGCTACATCAATAACGAAATCAAACCCTACTTATATAATTTAAGAGTTGGTGCAAAAAGCTTGACACGGGAAGCAGGACCTGTTAGAATAGGATCAGTGAAAGACTACTAGGAGGATCCTTGCATTTTCAAACGCTTGATAATAAAGGCGAATGCCTTGGTTACTATGCCAACAACGAACTGCACTATCAAGAAGTGCCATTCGGAGCAGACAAGACGTGGGATTATTCACCGTCCTTAAAAGATAGGCACGTAGAATATGCGCGCATTTATAGTGGAGGTCTGACGTTAACCGATGCGTGCCCGGAGGACCTGAGACCTACGTGGGACAGTATCACCAAACGACTTCGCGCATTTCTTAAATCATTTCAAACAGCTCAGATTAATTTGAATGAAACTTGTATATATAATCACATCCCAGAGTTCTTTTTGTATGAGCTGTGTGATGCCAAGAATAAAATTACGGAGCACATATTGACAACCCATCCGCGGCCCATGAATCATGATTTTATGGTAGATGTGATTAAGATGCTCTCCGATATAAAACAGCAGCCTCTCAACATAAAGACTGAGCCCATCATGACGAAGCTTGTGTCCGTAAAAGGAAAAAACTTTATCAACAAGCTTCGAGGGACTGATTGGATCTGTGATTATAATCCCTTTGGCACTGTGACCGGTCGTCTGACGACAAATCCCAAAACCTTTCCCATCCTAACTTTGCACAGAGATTTCCGCGGGTGTCTTCATCCTCAAAACGATTGGTTCTTAGAACTAGACTACAATGCAGCCGAGGTAAGAACGCTGCTGGGACTATCGGGCATCACCCAACCGACTGGTGATATACACCAATGGAATATTCAAAACATTTACGATGGTAAACTGGATCGCCGTCAAGCCAAGCAAAAGATTTTTGAGTGGCTTTATTCTGACAAAGAAAACGAGAAGGCCGCGGCATTTTATGACAAGAATCTCGTTAAAGAAAAGTATTGGGATGGCTCTAACATTCATACAGAATTTGGGAGAGATATAAAAGGGGTTGACAATCATCATGCTTTGAGTTATATTGTACAGAGTACCA